ATCCATACGGAGGGTCGAGATCGAAATCCAACAGCAATGATGTTGGAAAAAGAAAGAGGAAACCTTCAGGTCCTCACAATAATAAATCAAATGGGGGCAAAAATGCAAATAACCAGACCCCTAACAGGAACAATCCTAAAATAAATAAACCGTGCATGAAATTCGCCAATGGAATTTGCGATTTCAAGACCAACCCAAGATGCAACCTGAGCCATTCTCTTGAGCTCTTTAAAGAGATTATGAAGAAGGATTGCAAGTACGGAAGATCATGTCAACACGACAGATGTTTATACGCACATCCCAGACTAGATAATAATTGTGAATTATGGGATTCGTGTATGAACCCTCATTGTGATCGTGATCATTCGGAATTCTGGGATCCTTATTTTAAATGTCAGATGGGATTGAAATGCACATTTAAGGATTGCGAAGGTGAACATCCCTTCGGCTGGAACCCTACTATGACTTTGTCAGTGATAGATAAACGAGAATATCCTGCGAAGAAAGAAGTTAGGGAACCAGAATCTCCAAATTTTCCCCCGACACCGTGTCATGTGATGACAGCTTCTGCTCCGGTGTCTCAGATTTTTCCTTTGAGGCAGGATCCTATTATCAGATCCTCTGCTCCTGCATCAATAAGGACTACAAAAGAGAGCTTAGAAGCGCCACCACCCCCGATTTTCCTTAGAGACAATGGCGGACCAATCAGAATGCCCAAATGTAAATATGGGTACAAATGCTTTAATAAGGAGTGCGAATATGATCACCCTTTAGATTGGGATCCAGAGAAAGCGCATAAAGCCTATGAAGATAAGAAAACTAAGAATGGGGCCGGAAATTCGACGAGGGGAAGTAAAAAGGCCAAATTGATAGCGCAATCAGATGCAGACTATAACGCGAAAATTAAAGGGGAGGAAGACGCGAGGAAGGAGATCGCGAGAGAAAGAGCACAAGAGAGAGTAGTGCTGAATGTACCTCAAGAAAGAGAAAAAGAAAAGGAAAAGTTCGATGTTATAAATGTCGCTCTTGGACTTAAATCCAAAAGGTATGAATACTATTCAGATACAACTGAAAAGGTAGCAATAGCCTTTGGATGGAAATATAGAACTAGACATGTTCTTAAAATTGGTACTAGTCTTTCGCAAATTAAAGATTTGGATTTACGCGCTGAGTATATGCAAGGCTCTACTTTAAAGTACAATGATCCTCAAGCATTTACATATACTTATAAAAGGACGATAATGAGAAGAAGGATGGGATGTTGTTGGGGCGGATGGGAGAAAGTCGATAAATATTGGCTTTGTGGTTCTGAGAAGTTGGAATGGCAAGACAAAGGCTGTTTTTCTTCTGAATTGCTTAGTCATGTTACCACGCAAGTGAATCTTAATTTAATGAATGATAATAAGACCGCGTGGGACAGAATAAATCAGACCGTCCGTAACATGGCTTCGATTAATATAAACAGATATAGTGTACTCGACCAAAATTTTCTTAGTGTGGGTACTACTCTTGTTTGTTATTTTATGATGAGGTTGTGTAAATATCAACATCGTAAAGCGGATTTTCAGCCGCTCCCCAAGGAAACCCAAGACACGTTGTATATGGATACCGCTTTGGAGAAGTCGAGTTGCCTGAGATGCCTGAGTCCAAAGTGGGTACAAAGATTGTTATCCTGCGCCCCAGTGAGAGAATGTTTCGACCACCCCAGCTCGCCAGCCTCGGTTGTCATTTTACCGGAGCCTGCAACCCTCACCCCGATCATACCGATAACGACACCATCCTTGGGGGAATCAAGAAACGATTTGTGTCAAGGCCACCTGAACCAGACGTCAAACTCTTGCCTGGATTCAGACGATTTGTTAGAAGATGGCTCAAAAGAAACCTCAAACCACTTGAACCCAACGTGGATACAAGCGTTGAAACTTGGTTGGAGCACACTAATTACCCAGCTTGGAGAAAAACTCAATTGTTGCAAGCCTGGAAGAATTTCGATGGAGTATTTATTGATAGATGGGGACGAACCACAAAGTATTCCCATGTCAAATCATTTATTAAAGATGAATGCTACCCCGAATTTAAGCACGCTCGTGCCATTAATTCCCGTCGCGATGAATTTAAATGCCGCGTGGGACCAATTTTCAAGTTAATAGAAAAGGAAGTATTTAAGTTAGATTGGTTTATCAAGTATGTACCAGTAATTGATAGAGCCCGTCACATAGTGGATAATCTTTCTCAAAGTGGATGCAGGATAGCTTCCACCGATTATTCTTCATTTGAAACACATTTCACTAGACAAGCAATGGAGTCGTGTGAATTTCAATTATATGAGTATATGACTCAATATCTACCCGATAAGCAATGGATGTATTTAGTCCGTAACATTATTGGAGGTAAGAATCATTGTGTTTTCAAGAACATATATGTTGATGTAGAGGCAACCAGAATGAGTGGGGAAATGAATACCTCATTGGGAAATGGATTTGCCAATCTAATGATAATGCTTTATACGCTCAAGAGAATAGGAGCAAAGAGTATTAAAGGAAGAATCGAAGGCGATGACGGCCTATTTACATTCTACGGCAGAATCCCGACTGTAGAAGATTTTAAACAATTGGGTTTTACGATTAAATTAGAGATGCACGATGAATTAACCTACGCATCTTTTTGTGGATTATTAGCAGATCCTGATGAATTAATAACAATTACCGATCCGACTGTGGCTATAA